ATTGTGATTCCAGCGAAGGCATACTCTGGTAAAGATGCACAGTTCGAGGGTGCTTATGTTAAAGATCCGATGATTGGTATGCACAAGTGGGTTGTTTCCTTTGACTTGAACTCATTGTATCCTCACTTGATTATGCAGTATAACATCAGTCCAGAAACTCTGACATCCGAGAAGTTGTCAGTCACTGTTGACAAGTTACTCAATAAAGAGATTGACACAGACTATCTCAAACGAAGAGACCTTGCCATGACTGCAAATGGCTGGACATATCGCAAAGACATCAAAGGGTTTATGCCTGAGTTGATGGAAGAGATGTATGCGAATCGTTCCAAGTTTAAGAAACAGATGTTGAAGATTGAACAGGAATATCAAAACGATAAGTCCAAGGTTCACCTGTTGAAAGATATTTCTCGTCTTAATAATCTGCAGATGGCTATGAAGATTGCTCTCAACTCTGCTTATGGTGCGATGGGTAATCAATATTTCCGTTACTTCGATATTAGAATGGCTGAGGGTATTACAACTTCTGGTCAGTTGTCCATTCGTTGGATGGCAAACAAGTTGAATGCATTCCTCAACAAGACTCTCAAAACAGAGGGTAAAGACTTTGTGATTGCGATTGACACTGACTCAATCTATCTTACACTTGAACATCTCATCGAGAAAGTTTGCGAAGGTAAGAACACTGAGCAGAAGATCAAGTACATGGATAAGATTTGCGAAGATGTTTTCCAGCCATTTATTGATCAAGGTTACACCGAACTATCAGATTATATGAATGCGTATAGTCAAAAGATGGTAATGAAGCGAGAAGTTCTTGCCGACAAAGCCATCTGGACTGCAAAGAAACGATATATTATTAATGTTCATAACTCAGAAGGAGTTCAGTTTGCGAAACCTAAGATTAAAGTTATGGGTCTTGAGATGGTCAAGTCATCTACACCTGCGGTTATTCGTACAAAGTTGCGTGATTCGCTTCAAGTTATCCTCGCAGGGGATCAAAAAGATCTACATACATATGTTATGGAGTTTAGAAAAGAGTTTGATAAATTACCGATTCAAGAGATTGCTTTCCCGAGAGGTGTGAATGGATTGAAGCAGTATACTGGCAGTCCGATTTATACAAAGGGTACACCAATCCATGTTCGTGGTGCATTGCTGTTCAATCATCACTGTAAGCGTATGGGAATAGATAAGAAGTATCAACCAATTCGTGATGGAGATAAGATTCGTTTTGTATATGTTCGTACACCGAATCCCTTCCAAGAAGATGTGATTGCATTTCCACAGGTTTTGCCAAAAGAGTTTAAATTAGAATCATACATAGATTATGACAAGATGTTTGAGAAGGTATTCCTTGATGCATTACAAATTGTAATTGAACCACTAGGTTGGAAGACTCAAGAAGAAAGTTCACTGGAGGATTTCTTTGGCTAACATTAGAGTTATCAAAACAGGTATCAATGTTTCTAAGATACTAAAACAATTGCAGCAATACCCAGAGGACTGGGGTGCACAAAAGAATATGGAAGGTGTAGGAGATCTTGTTAATGATCAAGGATTTCCTGCAGTTCAAGCAGGTGTACTACAATTAGTTGTTGGTGTTGTTGCACAAAAAGAAGACTATGTTGGTGACAGCGAAATATCTAGTAAAACTCCAGCATATAATAGACATACGGAAATTATAGGATTCTTAAAACGAAACTTTAAGAAATTTGATAGATGTGGATTCCTTTCTTTACCTATTGGTGGAGAAGTTGGACAGCATATCGATATTGGGGATTACTACCAAACAAGAGACAGATACCATCTTGCAATCCAAGGCTCATATGTTTACACTGTTGGTGGAGAATCTGTAAAGATTGATGCAGGAGATCTAATATGGTTCAACAACAAACTATCCCACGGAACTAAGAATGTTGGTGACATAGTTCGTATTACATTTGTGTTTGATGTTCCACATTCCAAGAACAATCCATAGTTGCCTTGCAACAAAACTTACTGTATAATAGGAGATATAAATGAAGTTGTTAAAATTTTATGCCGAGTGGTGTGGTCCATGCAAAGGACTTACAATGGTAATCAATGGTGCCAAAGATAAAATCGATATTCCAATTGAACAATACAATATCGATAATGAAATGATGATGGCGCAAGAATATAAAGTTCGATCTGTTCCAACTATGGTTTTAGTTGATGACACTGGTAAAGAAATTAGACGACAAATTGGTTTAGTCACAGAAGAAAAATTGTTAGAATTCCTGAAAGGTTAATATGAGCATACTAGATAAAATTAAAAAGAACTCAACCATTAAAGACTCCGCAGTTCTTAATGTATCAAAGTTCTTCGTAAAGAAGGATATGATTCCTACTTCAGTTCCAATCATCAATGTGGCTTTGTCTGGTCGTCTTGATGGTGGTCTTACTCCAGGATTGACAATGTGGGCTGGTCCAAGTAAACACTTCAAGACAGCCTTCAGTTTGCTCATGGCAAAATCTTATTTGGACAAGTATGAAGATGCAGCGTTACTGTTTTATGATTCTGAGTTTGGTACTCCGCAAAGTTATTTTGATACCTTTGGTATTGATACTAAGCGGGTGCTCCATACTCCTGTTACAGATGTTGAACAACTCAAGTTCGACATCATGCAACAATTGTCAACCATCGAAAGAGGTGACCACCTCATCATCGTCATCGACTCAATCGGAAACCTCGCTTCCAAGAAAGAAGTAGAAGATGCACTAGACATGAAGGCAGTTGCTGACATGAGTCGTGCAAAGCAGATGAAGTCTTTGTTCCGTATGGTTACACCTCATCTATCAATGAAAGATATTCCTCTTGTTGTAGTAAATCATACATATAAAGAGATTGGATTATATCCAAAGGACATCGTTGGTGGTGGTACTGGTTCTTATTATTCAGCTGACAACATCTTTATTCTTGGTCGCCAGCAAGAAAAAGATGGATCTGAATTGACTGGTTATAATTTTATTATCAATGTGGAGAAGTCTCGCTATGTTAAAGAAAAATCTAAGATACCTGTTAGCGTATCTTTTGATGGTGGTCTTAGTAAGTGGTCTGGTCTACTTGACATTGCGCTTGAATCCAAGCATGTGGTCAAACCCTCTAATGGATGGTATTCCAAATGTGATCCATCTACTGGAGAAGTAGAAGATAAGAAATATCGTTTGAAAGATACTGATACTAAAGAGTTCTGGTTACCTATTCTTACGAACAAAGAGTTCTATGATTTTGTAAAAAACAAATATTCAATGGGTCAAGGTGGACAGATGATGCAAGAAGATGACTTAGACAAAGCATTGGAAGAGTTAGAGTTCGATGAGTAATTTTAGATACCAAGTTCTTGAACACAAACACAGTGGACTTCAAGCAATTAAGTTGACTGAAGGTGCGTTTGAGGGTATAATTTATACTTATGGAAAGGTGTCATTCGATCCAGATGAAAAGAATGACTCCTTGCATTTAAAGTTTGAGTATGAGATACTTGAGAATGCTGATAAAGGTATGACAGACTTCAAACCTTTTGAAGCATACATAGGTGATATACTACAAGAATTGCTGCATCAAGGTGTGGAAGAAAATAATTTAACATATACAGGCGGAACAGAAATTGATGCGAATAGAACAAAAGATTCTGAGCAATCTGATATTTGATGAGAAGTATTGTCGTAAAGTAATTCCATTTATCAAGAAAGAATATTTTGCAGAGCGCAAAGAAGTAATCTTGGCAGACGAGATTGTTTCTTTCTTTACGAAGTATAACAAGCCAGCATCCAAAGAAATCCTACAGATTGAAATTAGTAATAGGAAAGATCTCAACGATAAAGAGTTGTCTGAACTTGGCGACTTTATCGGCACATTGAGTCAGGAACCAGTCAATGAAGACTGGATGTTAGAACATACTGAAAAGTTTTGTAAAGATAGGGCAGTTTATAATGGAGTTCTCTCGGCAATCAGAATCATTGACGGCAACGACAAGCAACACACGAAAGATGCTATCCCATCTATTCTTTCTGATGCTCTTGCCGTTTCATTTGATAATCATATTGGGCATGACTATCTTGATGACCACAACGAGAGGTATGATTTTTATCATAGGGTGGAAGAGAAGGTTGCATTCGACCTTGACATGTTCAATAAAATCACTAAGGGTGGACTATCAAAGAAAACGCTTAACATTTGTCTTGCTGGCACTGGTGTTGGTAAGTCTTTGTTTATGTGCCATGTGGGTGCTGGTTGTCTAACCCAAGGAAAAAATGTATTATACATAACTATGGAAATGGCAGAAGAACGAATCGCTGAAAGAATTGATGCGAATCTTCTTAACCTAACCATGGATGAACTAAAAGTTATTGACAGGGATATCTACGAAAGTCGTATT